CTCTTTACGGGAGGTGCGGTCATGACGATTGCTGAGAAGTTACGTAAGACTGATCCAGAAACATTATTCGAACTCATAGTCTGCTTTAGGCTTGAAGGGTTGGCAAAGGAATACTTCCCGGAGAGGCTTGAAGACCCAGAGGGACTGAAGGCGAAGGAAGAAGCACAGGAGCGCGAGGTTACTGAGCTGATGAGAGCTGATGTCTACACCGGAAGGGTGGAAAGGCAAAGAGGCGCGCTCACCCAGACGCATCGTCCCGTCTTTAAGTAGCAAGTAGCGAAGATTCCGCAGCTGTAGCCCAAAAGAAAAAGGTACTTTGACGGCCCAGGAATTTGCTTGCGGGCTCGCCGACCCCAGTTCTCGCGTAATTTGTGAAAAAATTTTTTGAGGAACTTTAATTGAAAAAGGTGATAACATGGTTGCCAATGATTTAATAGGGCTACGATTTGGGCGTCTTGTTGTCAAAAAGCGAGACGGTAAAGATAAATTTGGATATGTCACATGGTTATGCAAATGCGATTGTGGAAATGAGACCGTTGTTCGTGGAAGTTTTCTAAAAAGCGGTACAACTCAAAGCTGTGGTTGTCTAAAAAAAGAAAATGCTTTAACGCATGGAGGTTCACAAACACGTCTTTATCGCATTTGGCATGGAATAATTCGAAGGACTGAAGATAGTAAGCGTAAAGAATATGCAAATTACGGTGGACGTGGCATCAGTATGTGCCAGGAATGGAGAAACGACTTTGCGGCATTTAGAGAATGGGCACTTAATAATGGATATTCGGATGACTTGTCTATCGATAGAATAGATAACAACGGAGACTATACTCCATCAAATTGTAGATGGGTAAGCAAATATGAGCAAGCCAATAACCGCACGGATACCCGATATCTAACTTTGAATGGGATAACAAAGTCAGTTCGAGAATGGGCAGATGAAACAGGCATACCCTATGCAAGACTTAAAAAACGCATGAGACTTGGCTGGCCAGATGAAAAAGTTCTCTGTACGAAATAGCCTTTACGATGATGGAAAGGAGTGGAGCCAATGGCAGCGCAAAAAAAGAAGCCAGAGGCGGTTATCGAAGACGGCGCTGTCTATGTGCTGCGCGCCGGAACGCCAATATTCGTAAAAACTGCGGACATTTGTGCAATGACGGGCAAAAGCAATCAATGGATCGGCCAATTGGTCAGCCAGGGAACGCTTAACAAGAAAAGCACTCCCCACGGCTCGCTTTTTGACCTTTTAGCAACCATGAGAGCTTATACCGCGATGCTGGAAGAGCGCCTGAACACAGCAAAGGAGAAAAAAGCCGACAACGCTGCAGAGAAAGAGAAGCAGGAAGCTGAAATCAGCATTAAAAAAGCCAAGGCCATAATCACGGTACTGGAAGCTAAAGAGCTTCAGGGCAAAATGCACCGGTCCGAAGATGTGGCAGCTATGACCGAGGATTTAATATACAGTATCCGAAGTATGCTCTTAGCCCTGCCTGGCAGACTTGCAGTAGATGTTGCATCAACACAAGAACCAGCAGAAGCAGCAGAGATAATACGTAGGGAAATCTATAAAATCATGGAGGAGCTATCGAATTACAAATACGACCCGAAAAAATATGAAGAACGTGTCCGCGAGCGAAGGAGCTGGGACATAGACTATGTCGAAGAAGAGTGATGTAAGACGATTAAACACTGCAATTGCAAGAGCGATTGCAGGAATGAAGCCTCCTGAGAACCTGACCGTTACGGAATGGGCAGACAAGAAACGTCGTCTCTCTCCAGAGAGCAGTGCTGAACCGGGTCCGTGGCGGACATATAGAACTCCCTATCTCAAAGAGCCAATGGACGCTTTTACAGATCCGAAGGTTAAGCGTATTGTTATGGTTGCAGCTTCTCAGGTTGGTAAATCCGAGCTTCTGAATAACATCATCGGATATATCATTGACGAGGACCCGGGCTCCATCCTCTTTATTCACCCTACTACTATTGATGCTAAGGACTATTCAAAGCTCCGTATCGCTCCCATGATCCGGGACTGCCCGTCACTCAGGAAAAAGGTTGCGGAGCCGAAAAGCCGGGATAGCGGAAATACAATTCTGCAAAAGACTTATCCTGGAGGAATACTTACCCTCTGCGGATCCACTGAAGCACATGCCCTGGCATCAAAGCCGATTAGATATATACTTGGTGACGAACGTGACAGATGGGCTACATCGGCCGGCAATGAAGGTGACCCCTGGGAACTTGCCAGGGCCAGGCAAATAACTTTCTATAATGCGAAGGCTGTTGAAGTGTCCACGCCCACAATTAAAAATGCGAGTAACATTGAAGCGGCATATGCTACCGGCACTATGGAGCGCTGGTGCGTAGCCTGCCCTCATTGCGGTGAGTACAATAACATCACTTTTTCTGATATTCGCTACGATTACGAAGAGAAAATTGTGGCCGGAAAAAAGGCATATTCGGTGAGTAATATCAGGTATTTTTGCCCCAGTTGTGGTGCGATTTCCACAGAAAAACAGGTAAAAAGCCAGCCGGCCAAATGGATAGCGGAGAATCCTGACGCATACCACCTCAATGGCTGTCGTTCGTTTTGGCTGAATGCTTTCGTGAGCCCTTGGGCCTCGTGGCAATCTACCATCCTGGAATATCTGAATGCTTTGGGTAGCAGCAAAAAACTGCAGGTTGTTTATAATACCCGCTTCGGTGAGCTGTGGGAAGACCGCGGCGATCTGGAAGATGAAGATAGTATTATGGCAAGACGTGAGCAGTATGAAGCTGAGCTGCCGGACGGTGTTCTTGTCTTAACCTGTGGCGTTGATACCCAGGACGACAGGCTTGAATTTGAAGTGGTTGGTTTCGGCCACTTCGGTGAGAGCTGGGGCATTAAAAAAGGCATCATCATGGGACGGCCAGAT